GTCGATCCCATCAGGCCTCGGAGCATCGAGTTGTTCAAACATGTTGACAACTTTATTCTCCCAGCGATAAAGTTGCTTATTGAACCGCTTTTTCAAGTGGTCAATTTGCGTACCCATAAAGCTGAAGAGGCCTTTGATGGCTACACTCCCATCCTCAACCGCGAGCTTAAGACGCAAGCGGTAGGGGATTCTACAAGTAAGGTAATCAGAGACCGCCCACAACCCCTTTTTATAGAAGTTGTTGGATGTCTCGACTATCGTGCTTAGGGAGCTAGGGTGGGCTGGGTCAAAGTCGGACCTGATGTAACAGGGGGTTACGCACTCCCCGTTATACCAGTCAGTCCCGCAAGATTCTCTGAACTTACCAGTCCAGAAACTCTTGCCACTGTTGACTTTGAGGGCTAGTGCGGTCAATGACTGCACTAGTACCTGAGTCGAATCAACAGGGACGATGATATCATCCCCGTAGACCGTAACCTCAGACTGTATAGACTGGACGTTTTCTATCGTGACAGCCAAACCTCTAACCCAAAGGACAGAGGCTACGGCTATGCCGAAGAAAACAAACGACTGTACAGGGAAGGTCAGAGCCGACCCCATCATTGCAAACTTCTTTAGCTTAAGAAGTTCAACTTGCTTCTTATCGATGCAGTTGTACAATGTAGGGGTACGACATGCCATCATCGCCGATAGGATATCCGGTCGTTTCCGGAAACACCTCTCGACAACATAGCATGACAGACGGTCGCTTGCAGAAGAAAGGTCTATAGTAGCAAGACCACCAAATGACGCTATACGCGCCATCTGTTGATTTTGCGTCTGATCGGATATAGCGATGGACGACCCGATATAGGATCGATCAAAGCCTTCGACCAGAAAGTCCTTGATGCCCTGTTGTATCCACTGATTCGCAATAGGTTCCGAAGCAATAAGCCTCGGACCTTTGTGAGTCTTTGGAACACAGATAAGCTTAGCAACTGGATCCCCATCGATAGGATACGTCCCATCAGCCATATGGTTGGTGGAAGCGTGCATATCGTAAGGAAAAAGAAGCTCAAGCTTAGCAGGCCAAACAGGAAAGGAATACTTGCTTCCATTCCTGCTACCGTCTGAAACGGCTCCAGGTCCATGACGGCCTCTTATCTGTTGGGTTTCGAGAAGTGGAAAGGCGCATCCCAATAAGTCGAAGACTCTTTGGACGTGTCCTCCGAAACTCGTGCCACACTTGGAGATATTACCACATGCCCCGTCGACGTCAGCAAGCGCGCGAGCATTTGCTGTCCCGTCGGCGAAACTATGGTGAGTATCCCAATTAAGAGCACCAAGAGGATCCTCCCAGTTAAGGGTAGGCTCCGGTAAAGTGCTCTCGACAGAATAGAGATCAGAAATAGCAGCGAACTTGAAGTGGTCACTGCACTCCCCTTTCAACTTTTTGAAAAGATAGCATAGCTGTCTGATCAATCCGATTGAGAGGGTACACGGCTGATCCCTTAGAGTTCCGTCATATTTGAACACTCGCGATGTCAGCGCCCAGAAGAGTCTGGGTCTAGCATCGTTACCTCGACTAGTCACTAGCTTGTGAAAGCCAGGTATTGACTGACTGAGGAGTGAGCCTGCAGCAAGGGATTGTTCGAAAACTTTCCCGAACTCAGGGAGATCAATGGTGAAGTACCGTTGACCTCTGTCCAAAACAAGGCGCTCAAGTGTGATTTGATCCCACTCTAACGACTTGCGATTCGCTTCAGGAATCCAGCGTATAATGTCCCTATAAAGGGCCTTATACGCTCCCACGAGGAACTCATGCCCCATAGGCTTTGCAGTCATAACTGTAACTCCCATAGGCTTGAGGTGGATCCTGCAATTTAGCGACT